TGACACAACTACATGAAAACCAAAGTCGGCTACGATTTCTCAGATTCGAGGATTATAGTCCAGGACCCAACGGTTCCGTTCATAGCATGTTCATTTCTATGAAACAGAACGCAATATTTTATATTATTTATAAATATGAACCCTATTAGAATCGGGGGAATTCCTGTTGCTAGATTTCTAAAAGAAATGTCAGAATATCCTAAATTGGCAAAGGTTGCCTTTTCAGAATATATGATCTTCTCCGATAATCTATACAAAAACTACGGACTATCTCAAAGTATTAAAATCTTAAAAGAGATTAATACTAGGAGTAGACACTATGTAGCTGGGTACCCTAAGGGGGACTATCAGTTTTCAGGGATTTGGTTCAAAGTTTGTAGAAAATCTTATCTTCCAAGGAAGATGAGAAATCTAAAACTTTATTTGGATCAAGAACCAAATATGGCACTAACAATCCCTAACATAGTATACACACTATACGATAAGCCAAACTATGATATTTCAACTATAGAAAAAGAAGGTGAAACTTCTTTTACTGTAGAAGAAAATCGAGAGTTCGAGCAATATTGCAAGTTCGGTACTCCGAAACTGAAACCAGCTAAAGTAAATCATTTGTTCACCTGCAAAGGTGGACCAAATGGTCCTTCAGCAGTGAGCCATGCTCAGGATTTGGTTGCAATATTACTCACAACATTTCCGAGACCTTATGAGGAAATTGTCCGAACTATTTATGGTCCAGACTCATGGTTAGAAAAGTCTTTCCACGAATTCAGTAAGGATCTCTTAGCTTATAACTCTAAAATCAGCTTCAAGAAGGAACAGAAAAGCCCTCTAAATGCTAAATTGGAATTCATATCATCTCCAGCCGGAAAGACAAGAATTGTCTATGTCGGCAATTGGTGGATCCAAGCAGCACTTCTCCCATTACACGAATCTTTGATGAATAGATTCGCGACAATGAGAGGAGATGCTACTTGGGACCAAACTAATGGTATTGAACAAATCCGAAAGTGGTCTGCTAATAAAGAAAAGCTATATAGCTTTGATTTAACAGCAGCTACAGACAGATGGCCAGTATGGCATCAAGAGATAATAGTAAAACATTGTTTCAGTGAAGACATACGAGACGTATGGAAATTTCTTGTTACAAGGATCCCTCCTTATAGCAAGTTCCATGATAGATATATATTCTACAAATGTGGTCAACCTATGGGGTTATTCACCTCGTGGGCTGTACTCAACATGAGTCATCATATGGTATTAAGATATTTATGTTGGAAGTATAAACTTCCGAATAAATATATGATACTAGGTGATGATATAGTAATCAGCGGGAGCGATCTCGCTGGTCATTATAAAGAGTATATGACTAAATTAGGTGTCACTATTAATGATAAGAAAAGCTTAATCAATAGAGAAGGTAAACCTTCTTCTGCTGAATTTGCTAGACATATCGTTAAGGATGGCCTAAACGTCGGATGCGTTTCACCGAATGTGTTGGGTGAACTAGTAGCTAATAGGAATTATTCCATGTCCTATGAGCTAATCAGAGAACTCAAAGACAAATATGGTTCTTTTGTATTTGTTTCAGAGTCTTACACCCTGCTATCTAAACGGCTTTATCGATTCTTAGGCACTAAGTGCTTTCAGTCGATTCACTGTACTCTATCCCTTCCACTCGATGATCTAAACATGCCTGTTATTAGGGTTACCGATGAACAATTGTCGGTAATACCAGATAACATGGTACGTTTTGATTCGCCTTGGAAAGGCTTAGATGTGCGAGGTGTTGCCGCTGGCATCCAAAGAAAATGGATGGTCCAGAACAACCAGCGCATGGTGCAACTGATTGAACTGGCTGACGCTTTGAATAAACCCGATAACTCGGTTTACCAAGGTCATTTGTTAGAACTTAAGAGTCACCCCATCAGGTTAGTGTTAAAATCGATTAACGATGAGATAGCAGAGTCGATGTGGACTGTTTTAAGAGTTAAGAGATTAACTCCTACACAGATAACTACATCCATTGACTTATTGATATCAGTGTTAACCAAAGGTTTAACATATAGACAGTGGCGTGAGAG